TTTACTGTAGATAAAACAATGGATAGTTTTGAAAGAATGTAAAGTCAGCAGAAGATAACTCAACATCACCAATGTCATACTCATAATACTTTTTTGCTTTTAACTTAGATAAAGTTTTTGTCTTTAGTAGTATTTAAAAAAGTATCAACAGTTGGCTGTTGTGCTATAATTGCTTCTGGTGTTAAACCAGTAAGTTTATTCTGTAATAAAGAATAATCTTGTATGTTTGTTTGCAGTGTTCCAAGTTCAGCCTGTAGTTCTGCAGTAGTATGTTTAGGCTTACCCATTTATTATCCCTTGAGATCTATGACCTCACAAGCACCAGCGGTGCATGCCATTGTATGGGAAGATGTTGTTGTGTCTGTTAATTCGTAATGGCTTAGCATCTTGAAGTCTACATCGACATGCTGATATGCAGCATAGGTTTCCTTGGAGATAGCCTCAAAGGGGGCCTGAGCATACACATGGTCGGACTTGGGCAGGAAGGAGATACCGGAGATCTTGTCAAAGTTCTCCCATACCCACTGTCCTACTGGCATGAACTCATTATCATCGTAGTTGACGGTGATAGATGGCTTGTGCTGGCAGTAAGACTCCTGATAAGTGAGCCATAGATTGAGGTGGTCGATTGCCTGTAGTTCATTCTGAGTTAGCGAACCAACTGGAGCAGCCTGAACAAAGGTGAACACTGCAGTAGAAGCAGGGTTCATTACGCAATCTTCCACAGGAACCGCAGCATCACGCATTAGGTGATACAGTGGGTCCTTCTTGTCAATACGAACACGACGATAATAATAATCTGCATAGCGTGGGTGCAGACCTGAGGAAGAGCTAGCCAAGCATGAGGTTGTACCCTCTGGCTTGATACAAGTAATTGACTTACTTGGATTAATTCCTAGTGTCTGTGCCCAATCTAGGTTAGTCTTGATTGCAGTCTCACGGAGATTCTCAAGGACATGCTTTAACTTACCATGACCAAGGATACCTGACATAAGCTTGTTGTCGAAGATGCCTGTCATTGATACACCAAGCAGTCTCTCTTCTTCACAGTTCTTTACCCAAGAAGGATCTTGAGCAAGATATGGGAAGTGAGTGAACATGCTCTGGATTGTACCGATGATTGTTGCCATCTCAATCTTCTTAGTCAGAGTCTCTAGATTATCTTCTGCCTTGACCACAACCGTTGATAGATTGCAGAACTCATTTGGACGGAGGATAATCTCAGAGCAAGGGTTAGTACCATAGGCTACATCGGCATCTCTGCCAGCAGCCTTGGCAATGGCCTTCATTGCATCACGGTTACAGAGACCACGCTCTCCGCTATGGGAGTTGTACAGGTCTGTCCATTCCTCAAGGAACTGGCCCATTGAGGGACGGCCATTGTAGACCGCAGAGTTGTTCGCTAGGGCACGGTGATTGGAAGCTTCCCACCACGCACCACTCTTGCAGGTAGCCATCTCACGGTCTGCTAGGTCGCTCAGGCTGATCATAGCAGAGCGGCGGACGCCACCTACAATGACAGACTGGGCAATCTTGCAGCAGATATCGTGGCACTCCAGAGGAGTTAGTCTGCGTCCCTGAGCCTTGTAGAAAGTCTGGACTACAAACCGAAACACTTCTTCTAATGGAGCGGGGCCGCTTGCACGGCCACCAAAGGTCTTGAGTCTTTCTCCAGCCTTCCGAATTAGGCTCGTATCCCACTTGGGGTGAACCCCATTGTATAGTTGGATAATCAAGTGCGCTAAGGAATCGCACCATCCTTCACGGGAATCCGGTACACTCAAAACATTGTCGAACATTTTATTGATTTTATCTGGAACAACGGGCAGCTTATCGGTGCAACGCCGTTCAACAGAATAACCAACGCCTGTTCCGCACATCAAAATATACATCAGGTTGGAGAAAGATCTCAGGTTGTCGATCTCTAGATAAGAGCAATTGTATAGGGCAGTATGATCCCGGTCAAGGGCTGGCCCCGCAGTCATTAGTCCTCTCATTGAAGGGAGGACTTCTAAGTTTAGAATAGCATCGCGGATGTCGGGTCTTGTCAGGAGGACAGGAGCCTTTGCACTGAAGTAATTCCACCAACGATCCACGGTTTCATCCCAAGTTTCACGGCGAGTCTCAGTATCCATCCATCGGCTATAGCGAGATACCGCAATAAATTGTTGAAAGCTATCCATAGGTTAAACTCCAGTTGAACCAAAGCCACCTGAGCCACGGGAAGTATCTCCTAGGTTCTCAGCAACTACGAAAGGGAACTGGGTAACTGGAATGAATACAATCTGAGCAACTCTATCACCATGCTTGAGTACCACAGGATCTGTGGATCTATTGATTAGGGGTACCATGATCTCCCCACGATAATCACTGTCGATAACACCTACGGAATTAGCGAGGGTGATACCTCGGCTTGCAAGACCAGATCGTGGGAATAGAAGTCCCACGAAGCCCTCTGGAATAGCGAGGCTGATCCCAGTGGATACGACTAGTGTCTGATTAGGAAGCAATACACATTCCTTACTAACCTTTAGGTCAGCTCCAGCAGATCCCTTTGTTCTATACTCAGGAGAGCACAGAACATCATGGAGATTCATAGGAATTGCCGGAGGAATATGCGTGTATGAATCTGCGACAAACTTATCAGTAGATCCATAGGTTGTAGTTTGGGTGTCGTAAAGGTTAATTTCCATTATAATTCTTTCGGTCTAAAGTAATACCTAGGGGATTCCATAGAACCCCTTAGATTAGTAATTGTTTTAGTTAAGTACCTTAGTTTACTATAGTATACTTTGGTAATCTTATCTATAGCTACATATATTCGGCAGGGAAAACAAGACTGGTTGTTTTGTCTCCTTGTTAAATTCACCATCTCGCAGGATTCTGACGCATCTTGCCATAATCATGCAGTCATCTAGGGTGTATCTGCTGCCATCCTGCTTCTTAGACTGGTCATAAGCTGCCAGTACAGCAGCCGACCAGTTCCTAGGGTGGACATACTTGAGCCACTTCTCTGCCTTGGCAGGACCAAACCGCCAGATACCCGGAATATTATCCGTAGTATCCCCGGTCAGCCACTGCTTGTGGAAGTTAAGGTCAGCCGTGTACTCATCAATCTCCACAGCATCAGCCTCCTTGTCAGGGTTCCAATGCCACCCCGGTACAGACCGGAGATCCTTGTCGATGGTGACAGCAATAGACTTACCTGAGGAAGCCCCCATCCCCATGAGATCATCAGCCTCTAGGGTAGGCACCTCAATAATATTAAAACTTCTAATTAACTCCGTAGCATACTGGAGTGAATCAGGGGTTTGCTTCTTAACATCCCGATGGGCCTTATAGGGTTCCCAGAAGTTTCTCCTGTAGTTATCCTTTCGGCTACAAGAGAGAGCAATGTAAACCTTAGTTACCCCAGCAGGAGTCCATGCCCCTACATCGTGGGTAATGCGTTCCTCAAGAGCATCAATGCCTTCCTGATCTGCCCAAAAGGCAGCTCGGTAGCACAGGATATCCCCATCAAGAATCGCTTGGCTTGGTCTTTCGCTTGGCTTTGGTTCCATTGTTCTCCTCGTTCGGGGTGTTGAGCATATCCATAATTTCCTTAATAACTTCTTCGGCATCTGGATCACGATCTTCCCGTGATGACATGCATAATTCACATCCACATAGATCGTCTACCAATCCTTCGGTGAGTACATGAAACCACTCCTCAAACTTCTGCTGAGTCTTTTCTTTGAAGTTTCTTTCAGTAGCGTTGTTCTTTAAGACATAGTGAAACATCTCCCTATAGTCTTTATTACCCAGTTCAATTTCATTAGCCAGTGCTTCTGATTCATGGGTACGCCACTCTGCATTGTGGTCGATCAACTCTCGCTCACCGTGGGTGAGGAAGATTGTCAATGCTCGTAGATCACGGGCAGCAGCAATCTCGTTGGTATATCGACAGTCATCAACAATGATAACCTTCTCATGCCAAGTATCTGGATCTGCTTTAAGAGCATCTTGCTCCTTGGCATATAGATCCTTTACCTTCTCTCGGAACTTCTTTACCCAGTAGTCTGGGTCTTGTTCCCGCATGGATGATCCTAGCTCTTGGCAGAATGCCCGATACTGAGCAGCATCCTTCTCCTTAGAATAGCCAAGGCTCTCAGCCTCATCCTTTAGGCCACCAGCAAAGGGGCACATGACAGGAGAGTATCCATTATTGTAGGCATACTCACTGAGCCACTTGGCTAGTGTTGTCTTGCCCACTCTGGCTTTTCCACCTAACATTATCACTAGCATGTAAACTCTCCCATAGTTCCTTTGGACTGAAAAGATCAGGAATATCCCAACCTTTAAACTTTAAATAGTCACAGATAAATGTAACACAACTAGCTGGTTTCTTCATACCAAAGAAACGACCAACTGTATAATAAAAGATCATCTTAACTGCGTTAATCTTCGGATAGTTTTGAAAGAATGTAAAGTCAGCAGAAGATAACTCAACATCACCAATGTCATACTCATAATACTTTTTTGCTTTTAACTTAGATAAAGTTTTTGTCTTTATAATTTCAGCAGCTTTACCATCAATAACAATAACAGCTATTGGTGGTTCGGTATTAAACTCAAGATGAGCATGAGTATGCTTAGCATTAGTAAGTATCCTAATAAAAGCATAACGCCATGTTTGTATTGGTTTAAATTTATAGAAACAAATCTTAACATTAACTCTCATAAAAGATTGGCATCCCTAAATATGTTGCGAGTGAATGCTCAACTCTTGCTCCTTCAGAGTGTTCCCACCCATGTAGCATTACTAGTGCATCGCACACTAGGATAGCATTAAGATCCCGTTCCATGCAGCTACGAAGGTGTTCCTTGGAATCCTCCGCAATCTGTGGATCAAACCCCTCATCCTCATCCATACGAGCTGGATTAAAGATCCGGCCAATCATGGGATTTGAAGACCACTTCTTCTCTGCCTTGTAGAAGGCGTCAAAATTATGATTCTCATACCCACGCATTGGACCAGCAATATAAATATTCATACTGTTCATATACAATCCTCAGTGGGTCTCAGCCCACGATTTGCCAACACGATACTCAGCATCAATGCGAATGTTCATCTTAAGAATCTCACCCGCAGTTGTTGCTGCCTTGGTCACTGCCTTGCCAAACTCATCGGCAATACTAGCAGGACAAGAGTATTGTAACTCGTCATGGATATAAGCAAGCTGCTTAGCACCCATAGACTTGACCGCCTTGTTAGCCTCAACCATCCAATACTTACTGACGATTGCACCAGAACCTTGGAGTAGGGTATTGAGCGCAGCATGTTCGCTACGCACAGGAACCTTACGACCATCTGGTAGGATAACTCCACCACGCTTGGCAGTCTCAAACTTAACCGCATCCTGCACCTTTGCAAGAGCGGGGATCTCTTGCTGGAATCGCTCTCGTAAGTTACGCGCAGCATTGACGCTACAGTTACATACAAGAGCAATCTTCTTATCACCTGCACCATAGAGATAAGCATAGATGAATGACTTGGCAAGGGATCTTGACTCAAGACCCGCTGCTTTCTGGTTGTGGGTATGGATGTCTCCGGTAAGGAGAACCTTTGCATACTCACCGTTGTCATACTTGGCCATGAAGTGAGCCAGCATACGCAACTCCAGACCACTCAGGTCTGCGCCAACCAGTACATCACCATCATTGGGAACCCATAGTTCACGGGCACGATGATCACCACTAACCTGTGCCACATTGGGTTGGCTATGGGTGCATCGACCTGTGGCTGCACCTTGTGCATTGATACCACCATGGACCTTGTTGTCCCGGCTATGAGCCGCTCTGGTATTCCAGTCCTCTACCATACCCATCAGTTTGCAAGTATCGAAATACTCTACAAGCTTCTTGGCCTCTGGGTAATTCAAGGTAGACAGTACAGACTCGTCTACCTTAGGGTTACCCTTGTCGGTAAGTGGTGGTTCCCAACCATACTTCTCGGTAAGACGATCAGCAATCTGCTGTCGGCTACCGGGATTAAACACCTCAATCTTATCCTTCAGTCTCTTGCCTGTCTTCTCAGAATGTCTGATGATGATGCGATCAGGAAAAATCTGACGCATCTCATCTTCAATACCAAGCTTCTCAAGCATGAGGTTCTGATGCAGCTTCTCTCCTGCATTAATGTCATAATTAAATCCATTGCAGACTTGCTCCATTAGAACTTCGGATACACGATGCTCAAACCCTACAACCTCACGGTTGTTAGATAGAAACTTCTTCTGAGCATTGTAGATTGCTTCACCCAGTCTAGTATCTTGCTTGCAGTATGTACCCATTGTATCGTTGTAAGACTCCCATCCTTGGGTATATTCCATCTTGGGAAACTTAAGATACTTACCCCAAGACTCCAGAGAGTTATCACCTAGTGGGTGATTGTTGATGTCTGGATACATCAACTTACTGATAACAAGCGTGTCAACAATGCACTTCGGTCGCGCCATCCCATGCAGTCTACGCATCACGGGAAAATCATAACCAAAGATGTTGTGTCCTACAATAACATCGAACTGCTTTAGATACTCAACTAGATCCTTTATCTGGTGTTCCAACCAAAGAATTGGTTCTTGATCGGGAACCTTAGTAGCAGCACAGAGAACGCGATCTACCTCTGTCTTTGGATTACCCTTAGAGTCTAGAACTATTTCAGCTAGTCCTGTACCTTCAATATCAAGAACGCAAATCTTCATAATTTAATTCTCCTCTGGTTGGAATATCAGTTGCCCATCTTCACCTACTGCAAACCCGATCTCCTTCAGTCTGCCTGAATTGTGATCGTAGAATAAAGTAGAGGCAATACCTGCTCTACCCGTCAGACGATTCTTCAGCACACGGACGATGGTTGTGTTAGCAATCTTCTCGTCTGTGTTCTGTCGATCTCGCTCCAAGGCAATTACCGTATTGGGTACAGATGCCAGTGCACCTGATCCTCTAAGGTCCTGAAGGGTAATTCTATCTCCCTCTTCGTATGCCTTCTCAGTCTTCTTGAGCTGAGAGATGATGTCAATATGCACACCAGTTCTCACTGCAAGACTCCGTAATTCTTTCATAAGAGTATCAATGATGATACGCTCTGAACCACCACCCTCAATGTCCTTGTTCTCCATGCCCATCAGACCAGCCGCAGCAGCGGTGATATGGTCAAGCACGATAACATCTACCTTGAGAGACACGGCCATGAACTCCATGCGAGCAAGGAGGTTTTGCATAGCGTTGTTACCCAAGTGATCATAGACATAAAAGTTAGTCTGGCACAGCTTGTCTCTGGCACCATTGTACTCTTCGTCAGTTAGATCATCAACGATAGACATGTTGATAGGCTTCTTACCCATCTTGACACGGAGGTCATTCATCATTCGACTAGCACGGATAGCCCGCACTGGCTTGTTAAGAATGAGACTGATCATGTCATCAAGAGTTTCCTGTGGGGATTCCTCAAGCATGATACAACCAACACTCCGACCATCCTCAAGGTGATGGTGCATCATCTCACGCAGGATAGTGGACTTACCTGAACCAGTACCAGAGCACCAGAGGGTAATCTCTCCGCTACGCTGGCCGATCAGAAACTCTGATAGACCGTCATAGGGAAAGGGATATACCCGTGTCTCTGCCATGGTATCAATGGTATCCACTACCTTGGAGATATGCAGGATCTCGTCAGGTGAGTATGCCTGTGCTTCCCAGATAGACGAGGCCAATTGCTTGGACTGTGCATTCTGTAGACACTCGTTGGCATCTTTGTATGGCATCTTGGCAATCTTGCACTTACCCGGAGGGAGCAGTTCCGCTACCTCAAGAGCAGCCTTTTGGCCCGGTTCATCCATGTCAAAGCATAGGACTACTTCGCTGTAAGAATTAACAAATTCTAGATTATCCTTGATAGCCTTGGTAGCAGACTGGGCACCATTGGGAATGGATACCACAGGCCATGTACCACCTAAGACCTGATTGACTGTCATGCAATCAATCTCACCCTCAGTAATGATAAGACGCTTACCACCCGCAGACTTCCATAGGTTCTGACCAAACAGCTCAGCACTCTTGGCAGTACCCTTCCAAGCAAACTGCTTGTTAGGACCCCGTAGATGCTGGCCAATTAGTTCACCACCACGGTAGTAGTTTGCGATCTGTACTTCCTTACCGTTGATCTTGGCTACCTGATATCCGTAAAGACGGCAAGTCTTCTCCGTAATACCACGATCTCCAAGATCAATGTAAGAACCAACGCTAACTTTAAAGTCTTTAGGTTCTTCAATCTTCTCTTCCTGCATAGTGACTCCTTTATTATTTTTGTGATATCCACACTTGAAGCAGTAGACATGATCGTCATAGACTGCCAAGTTATCCCCACTACGATCTTCACCATTCGCAGAACATTTGGGGCATTCCTTTTTATTTAAGAATGTACTCATTCCATATTAGCTCCTTCCGATTCTAGCAATACGCTCTAACAGTTGAACTGGCATTCTAAAGCGCAGTACGCACTCATCCTGAACAGATCGAATACCATTCGGATGCACAGTCTTCATGATCTGAAACCAAGGAGAGCCATTGTCAAACTGAATATTCATATAACACCGATCATGAGAGTCTTCAAAGTTATCTCCCTCATAGATTGGCATGGTGCCAATAGGGAAGTGTAACTCAGTCCACTCACCAATAATAGAGCGCTTATCGTCAGTACAAAAATCAAAGTCACATGGTTCCATACTCATAGGGGTAATCCTTTTGTTGGGTAATTGTTAGGGTGTTAGGTGTTAGGTGGGTAAAAAGGTATGTCATAATGGCATCTAGTGTATGCCTTAGTGACCGCGGTTATCTGCCATCTTGACAGCCATAGTCACCTGATTCATAAGGTCATCTCGCTCAGCCACCAGTTTTTCATACTTTTTCTGGGAGGTAGATCCATCGGTTTCTATTCTACCAATCTTATAACTGATGGCAGCGAGGTCATAGATCTTCTCTTCTAGTTCACTTAAGGTCATTCTTCTCATCCTCAGCTAGCTTCTTAAGAACCTCCCCATACTGTTCATGTAACCATTCAAGGGATCTCTGCATATAGGGCGGGTCCTTCTTACCAAAGATTGCTTCATAGCCAGCATCAAACTTATCCTTATCTACAGGGCGCATCATGTCACCCTTGCCAGCCTGAGTACCATCTCTCTTACGGGCTTTTAACCACGGCTTCTTCTTAGACAATTTTATTCTCCTTTATAAGATAGCCCCATCCTCTGGCCTTGGCTGCAGCAGCAACCGACATCTTACCATGGAGGGCATCGTATGCAATTAATTCTTTACGGGCTTGATCTCTTTCTTGTGTTAATAATTCTATCTCTTGAGCAGTGCTCATCAAAGATTCCTTCTTCGTTAGAGAAAACAATTCTATCAAAGATTTGGGAACACCAAGGCATGCAGAACTTACACGGCCTAGCCATTCCTAACTTTCCGGTCTTACTGAAGCGGTAGTTTAAAAGCACAAGCTTATCCATTGGAGTCTTGATCTTCCTAAAGGCATCCAGTTCCGAATGCATGTAGGGATACATATACCCCATCTCTACCGTCTTAGGGTGGGTCTTCCAATGATTGGTACCCACGGCAATCAGTTGATTCTTCCTGACAATCAAACTTACATGCTGCTTCTCACGGTTAATAGTGGAAGCCACATGCCTAGCAATGTCAATCCAGCGTTCCATTCAGAGCCTTCCAAGACATAGGAAATAACTTAGCACACTCTTCTTCAATAAGGGTAGCCACCTGACTACACTCAAGTTGAGAGTGAGGGTCAAGCCTAAGCTTACACACTCGGCTAAACCCATACAGGGAACCAGTCCAGTACCACTCGGTCATCATAGACTGAGGCAGCACAGCACGGGCTTGCTCAGGGCAGACACCTTGGGCAAGCAGCATGGAATAGGACTGCCAAATGTAGCGCATGGCTTCTTCATAGACCTCTTGAGCCTCAATGTTATCCATTATCAATTCATGGGAAGAGCCTTGCTTCTTATTCTCAGCACGGCCTCGCCAATGGGCAGATGGATTCCAAAAGGTTGGGTCATTATCCACATACCTTCTACTTACTTCGTTCCATGCAAAGCCCACCTGATGCTTGGCAAGTTGCCTAGCAACAAAGATGGGAGCCTTGACATGGAACTGGAGAGTGCAGTGTGCAAAAGGACTCCAATGATTATGGGTAGCAAGATACCGTATCAGTTTATTATTCTGATCTTTGGTATATTGACTTGCTTCCTTGGCAAAAGACACACGGGCTGCATTAACAACAGTGTCATCATCGCCCATATGATTCACCAAACCAACAGAGATCGCTTCGTACATAACTCTCCTTTGAATAGGAAGGGAGGAAGTTAATCCTCCATCCCTTTAGATTTTAGTATTAACGGATAAGATAAAGTATCCGTCTTCACCTTTCGCTGCCCATTGCTTGGTAACATATAGAGAGATGATCTGCGAATCATCATCCCATACTTTTTGATTCATGGTATCAAGCACGGCCTTAGCATAGTTGTCGATGTCTGCTTTAGGCCATTCCCTTTCGGTAGTCTTGGGTCTCTTAACATACAGTTCAATACTTACCATGAGAGGGCCGCTAAGAGGTAGAAGATCTGTTCCCAGAATCTTCCACACTTTAGCGGTTGCCTCCTCACGGAAAGTTTTATAGGTACCTGTATAGTAAGCACCCCACTTACCTACTCTGGGTCTGGAGGCGGCGACAGGGTTAATGTCAAACCGCCACTCAGCCATTAGAAGGGAAGGTCCTCATCCTCTGTCTCAGTAACCTGAGTAGCAGAAGATGCAACAGCGCTAGTGGTTCCGACAAAACCACCCTTCACAGTATCAAAGCCACTACCAGTGCTGCTGGTATTCTTCTCTACAATCTGGATACCATTGAGGTACAGACTGAGAGAATTATCCCTAGCCACCACAGCAGGGGCAAGACGCAGACGCACCTTGTCACCACCGAATGCCACGGCATCGGTTGCTTCGGCATTGCTATCAACACAAGGAAACTTCCCTGCTTCGATATGCACACGGCTCTTAGCCTTGAAGGTCTTAAGACCATCCTTCTCATAGATGCCGTTGATCTTCTTAGCACCCGACTTCTTGAGAAGATCAGCAAGCTGCTTCTCAAGGGTAGAGTCAAGAACAACGGTGATGTTATGGTTTGCTGATGCTTCACCGAACGCATTGTCGGGCTTCATCAGGTTGCTCCACTTAACTTCCATAACACCAGTAACAAAATCCGGGAGCTTCTTAAGCTTCGTATTAGTAGTTGCCATTAGGCATTCTCCTTTGTAGTAGTCTCAGCCGCAGTCATACCAGTCGTAATGCTTGCAACCTGTGTATTAATGTCAGCAGCAATGTTGGTCAGTGCAGCGGACAGGTTGCTGAGGTAAGCGACCACACTATCTGATCGGATAGCAGGAACATTCTGGTCCTTAGTCGTTTCTGTAACAGTCTCAGTTGTCATTTAAATTCCTCCTTTCTTGATATTATAGAATCTATCTATAGCTACATTTATTGGGAACTGCCACTTTAGCAGTTAATTAAACGAGAGCTATCATTGTTTGTCAGCCAGAGCGTAGTCCACATGGGCAACCGTGCAAGGATAAGCAGAGAAATTTCTGCTCCCCACACGCACTCCATTATATCACAGGACACGGCACTATACAAGGCAGCGTTGGGAAAAAGATTAACATTTTGGCCACGCATCCAATCCCTTAGTTCTCTAATTCTCGCGTACTCCTGAGGATACTCAGCGTATAAAAAATCATCCACACCTTGCCATGCTGGATCAATTGAATCCTTATAGAAAGCATTACCAAAACCGGGAATAAGTTTATTCCACAGCAATGCTTCCTTAATTTGTTCCTTAGTCCATTGACGATAGACTATTCGTGCTTCCATAATAGGGGCATGATGTCCTCCAAGACAGAGGATAGCCGAAGCAAGTCCATTGGTTAGCTTGCCAGTCACAGTACCTGCATTGACACAGGCAGCACTGCTAGCATTAGCATTGTCAATGGCAGTCTTAGCATGCGCCGCAATCAGGAGATCAAGTAATCTGTAGTCTACTTTATTTAGGTACGGGATATCTAATTCAATCTTCATAACTTCATTAGTTCTAAATAAGGTGCACCATCTACAACAACACCGCAACTAATCACTGGCTTGCGAATATGATCTTCACCGTATTTCATGGCAAGACTCTTGCGGTCTACACCACAGCCCACATTCATTCCGAAGAGTGCACTGAGAGGGGAAACCTGCCAGTTGATACCAGCGCAAGAGTGATGGTGACCTGCAACCACGGAGATACCCATGGCCTTAGCAGTGTTGAATGCAGGGAACATACCAGTCCCACCCATCCCATGATAGTAGAACACATTATCATATACACAACTCTTAACCCAGTTCCAAGTAGGAGTATTGTAGATCTCCTCGTAGTTCTTAAGGTAGAAGTCAGGGATGCCAGCATCGCCAGCAATCCTACGCACACGCTCATCGTGGTTACCCACGGTAATAGTCATGCTCTTAAATGCAGACTTCCATTCCTTGATCTGCTCTAGTGCTTGCTTATATTCAGCAACTGCACCGGGATGATCAGGATGCTTAGCATGAAAAGAAATACAATGATGATCAATTACATCACCAATATGAACAATCGTGTCACACTTGTATTCCTTCTTGACATCCTTTACAAACTGAAGGTAGCCATCTAGTACTGCGGGGAAGTGGGTATCCCCGATAACTAAAACTCTACTCACTTGCGCTTCCTCCGGTTAAATGAATCCTTCCACTGCTGAGCGAGAGAGGGAAGAGTGTTACCATTCTCATCGGTAATCGGAGCATACACATCCAGTACACCATCAAAGTGGTCTTGCTGGAACTTATTCCAAGTGTCATACAAATCCCCATAGCGCCAATGCTTTCCATTCAGAATCTTATTGGGCTTAATGTTCATCGGGATCTCCTTCAATATAAATTTGAATATTCATGTTAGGCTGTGGTGGAATATTCCTTAACGAAAAATCTGTGTAAGCAGCCTGTAAAAAGATATCACTAAGGGCTTCCGTTGGGAACCACAAAGACATCTTCTTCCTTTTCTTACTTGACATTGCTAAAGCAGTGAACATCTTAACTGCTTCTTCTACATCACCTTCACTTGATACCTTGTACACCTTACTCATTGGAAGAAGTACTCCGCATTGAGCACATCATCAATGTTGTAACCACTTGTTGGTGGGACATCGGGCAGAGGAATCTTAAGGGAAGATTCAATCTCATCCTTCATCACCGCAATCAAGTTGATACTATGCATCTTGTGAAACTCTTCATTGGTGTATGCTCGCATGAGTCTTACATCTGGAGCAGGGCAACCATAGGAGTCATGGATCATGCTGAAGTGGGTAATACCCGCCTCAATCATCCGTCCCACGGTAGACCACATATGGCTCGCATCCAACGAGTGTATGTAATTTGGAGAGATAGCCAGATTAACTGAGCTTCCATCTATTGTTTCCTTATCCGGTGCTCCGAAGTGGAGTTCCTTTGTATCGAACAGTCTTGATACTGATCGTCTTGTTAATATCTCATAGTACTGGTGAACTACCTTGAACCCACAGGGTGTAGTCCACTCTACATTCTTTCCAATCTCGCTAGCCATATCGGCTACTTGCTTTAACCAAGCCTTGCCCTTGTTAGCCTCTACCAATGTACCCTTGAGGGCTTCATCAATAAAGAGAGCAAGCTCCATTACAGCAGCAGCAGATTCTTCCTTGCCTACCCAGTCTAGATGCCCCTCAGTCTTACAGTATCTACGGATACCGTAGAAGGTAACACCATAGGGATCAGTCATGACTGCTCTCTTTACAACAGAGCGATCAATGTCTCCTTCCCAGTGTTCTAGGAAACGCCGAGACCATGTACCCTTGGTTGAATCCTCATCCTTAGCAGTCACCATCTTCTCAGTCATCAGGTCTGCAACGAACTGATATAGATCCTGAGGTTGCGAGGTATGGATAAGGTTAACCTTCTTGGCTAGATAGGGGTCACGCATGAGAGCAGCCCAATGCTGAACACCATTGCATGATCCGTCCATCTGCACAGGTACCTGAGTAAGTCCATCAGTACGGCACAGGTCAAACACAGCAGCCAGTCTTTGGAAGCTAGGGTTCTTCTTCTTCTTGCTGGATATCCATAGACTACGAGTATCATAGGGATTGTCATTGATGCTCTTAAGCATCTTCATGTTATCATCAACCCACTTAACACGCTGATCGAATGGTACCTTATCTTGGTCGAATAGGTTAGCCACATGAACCTTGAGCCAGTACATTCCATTGGATGTCTGCTTCCTAGGTTCAGCGAACATAATCAAACCACGATCTAAGTCACCTGCTTGGGGAGACAATAGATCACAGGCAGCATTAGCACGACCACGGAAGTCACAGGTATATACATGGTAGAAGAAACCAAAAGGAATTAAATCCTTTGCAACCTTGAGGCGTACCATCATACGACCACGGGCTTGCTCTTCCTTGTACCATGCAGAGTAGGATTCTTCCTTCTTACCGCACCACTTGGCTTGCTCTTCCTTAGTTCCATTCTCTGGATAAGGATCGGCAAAGTCAAAGGCAGAGAACGCATAGGCAGGTAGGTTAGCATCGCAGGTGTTGTTCTTGAAGAGTGTTTCCATTACTTCAAGCACGGGCTTATTGATGGTCCATTCAGTATGCATCATGGCATTCAAGCCATCAATGACCAGCTGAGAAGGAAGGCTACCCTTCTGATTGATCTTCTCATCCCACATAACATCCTTGAACTTCTGTACCACAGGCTTACGAACAAACGGTAGAGTATGCCCACCGCTTGCATCGACAGCATGAGAAACAGGAGGCACAATCATAGGACGATAGAGCAGGGCAGCAGTAGCAATCACATCTTGATGACGCTTATGCAACTCGCTAAGAATCTCATCACTAAAGGTAGTGACAACCCTTTCAACCCAACGCTTACCAGTATGCTTCTTAATATTCTTTAGGATAATAATATCCGACATCTCAGCAATTCGTAACATGTGGTGACCAAAGTCTTCGCGTTGCTTTCTAGTGAACTGCTTCTTGTTAAGTGTTCCCATCTTGTAAGCAAAGGCCTTGCATCGCTTAGTAGTCCACTTCTTCTGATAGTGTGATTGCTTTAGCCAGTCATCACGGAACTGTTTCTTTGCCTGTTGATATGCAACGATCTCAATTACCATGTCAGAGATGGCATGAGAGATATGCTGAGCAGTAGGTAGTGGGAATAGATCTCCCTCATACTTACGCTCCCATAGCGAAGAGTTAAACCACTCAAGAATAAGACAGCGAATAGTAATGTCTGCCATCTTAGCTGCGCCAATAGCAAACAGAGGATAGGCCCACTCAGGAGTCTTGCGATTCTCTGAGACAGTATCAATCCACTGCTGATAGAAAGGCGTCAAATGAATCACGCAAGCATCAAGTAATGTCTGCTCCGGTACTGCTTCATCGGGATTAGCATTGTAAGTCTGCCAATACTTATGCTCAGAGTGAGCAATCATTTCTTCCTCAGCAATTACTTGCAGAGCTGAGCGGCGTGATTGTTCTTCCTTTGATAATTGATTCCATAGCTTTGTCATAGTGACTCCTTGGTTAGTCTTGTAAGAAAAACATACAAGTATTTCTTACAAGGATTCACAAAACAAATATAGTAGTTACTTCTCGGTAATCATTGTCGTGTTGTTTGGGTACACCGTAATCTGGTGATCCATAAAGTGCTTGATGTGACCACCATCGCACAGTACAACAGCATAGCAAGCATTAGAATACATTCCAGTATCCACTACATAAAGGAGATACCCATCTCCAAGCTCAGTACAAACTGGAATAAACTTTTGAAACTCATGAATCGTCATCAGTATCCTCTTCCTCTTCTAAGCGTTGGTTATCAACACGGCCCTTGCAGATAAAGCAAAGGTCTTCATACGCATCATCCTTAACACGGCAGTCACACACATAACCATGTGCATCGCTGTAGTATGCGCGTCCCATTGTTACTCCTTAGCCGCTAGTAATATACCAGTCATCATCGTCATCATCATAGCCATCATCTTGGACTACTTCAATAGTATCAAGCGCCTTGTCAAGTGCATGGCACAGTTCAAACAGACGCTCAACTAGTTCCTTATTACTAACCTCTCCGATGAAAACATCATCCTTTAGATGGAAGAGGCTATAGTGAACCTCACTAACCTCATCGGCAAAGGTCTTGTAAAGAGTCAGTTCATCCACAACAATAGTCTTCTTCTCAGTCTTCTTCTTATTGTTCTTCTTGGTAGCCATAGTGTTCTCCTTAAGCGAGGGTAAGAGCGTACTTCATAACATCAATCGTAGTATCCTGATTCTTGCCAAGCAGATTGCTGAAGGCAGCAGATTCAAAGGAAGGCTTACGACCACGGGCAGGGATACGATGCTGCAGTTCCTTGGTCACAGCATTAGCAGCAAGCCAAAGGTTAGCAGTACCACCGATACGCTGACGCTCAGAGTCAAAGGTATCTGCCCACTTAGCAAGGCTAACCGTAGCCTTGAGATAGTTGGCATACTCCTTCTCAGTCTGAGGATTAGCAACAACAGGTTCCTCAACCATACCCCAAACATCCATCCAGAACTTCTGGATATCTGCCTTGCTAAGTTCCTTGCGGACAAGGGTATCAACCTTCTCCTCAAAGAGCTTGCCAGTCTTGGCATAGAACTTGAGAGCATCGGCCATAGCCTCACGCTTCTTCTTCATATCACCAGTATGCACGATACGAAAAGCCTTCTTAGCACCAGAAGCCATAGCCATGCTCAGAGTATTCTGACACACGATACGGACAGAGGTAGGCAGGGCTTGCTCAGCAAGCGTACCATCGTGGCTATTGATCAGTGCCATGTACTGTTCCACCGGATCATTGCTATTGCCAGCATCCATAGTACCAGTCTTGCACAGCACAACCATACGCTTGCCACCATTCATGGAGAGCGCAGACTCAACCTTGATATCAGCACCAAGGTTGTAGGCCATATCAAACACTTCACTATTCTGTACGATCTGATAGTCAGGAGACTGGATCGAAAGGATAGTGTTAGTATCGTTGCGAACAATAGCAGCGTACTCATCAGAGGACGGGACAACAGAGAGTGGATTACCTGCAAACACAGGACCAACCTTGCTAACAGTCCAGTCAAGACCAGCAATCTTCATAGCCTCAGTAGGCGACATATCATCCTGAATAACGAGACCAAGACCATGCCATGCTGCTTCCTTGTGAAACACAGCGCCATCGGTATCCGTAATATTGTGAGCCATTCTATTCCTTAATCTATATCTTGTGAATCATAACGACCAACGCGGTCATTATTCTTAACTTTACTTCTCTTGTAGGGATTAAGCCTTGGTTTCGTTCGCGGCTTCTCTTGCTCTTTGAGTTTCTTCTTGGAGTTCTTTCTGTCTGGATTCATATGCAGTCTGTGCTTGCCATAACAGCATGCTCAGTTCCTTAAGGTCCTCATAAGTAATGTACTGTTTGATCATTCGATTCTCAATACCTTGTGTAGTATCAACCTGAATCATTGACAGCATGATATGGAGTTTATCATCCCATCGCTGTTCCGTTGCACCATTATACCACGCCGTTGTCCCTCTGTCAAGGGCCATCTGAAAAATCGAATATAAATTTGGATTAGATCCAACCGTTTTTGTGAATGTGTTTACTAGCATTATCGGTTACCACCAGCCAATGATGTATCCTCCATTGTTGTGAATGATTCTGAACCATTCGATTAGCGTAGTGTACTC